AAAGTCTTATTATGAATCATAAAATACAATGCTTGACAGAATCTCAAGTTGAATTAATTCTAAATCATATTGATTATTTAATAGAACATAATTTTGTTAGAAGAGAACCTGAGACTAAAGAAATCTTCTGTGATAGTTGTCAGATGTACGCTGATGCTCCTATAGAAAACATACTACATTATATTCAACCTAAAGTTGAAAAAGTGTATGGTAAAGAATTAGTGCCTACATATTCCTTTTGGAGAAGATATTATAAAGGTCAAAATTGCCCACCTCATAAAGACAGACCTTCGTGTGAAGTAAGCCTTACTCTAAACTTAGGTGGTGATGGTGGAAATAACTGGGCGATACATGTAGACGATAAAAAGTTTGAGTTAGAAGTTGGTGAAGCCGTGCTTTACAAGGGATGTGATCAGGAACACTGGAGATATGAATTAGATTATAATTATCACACACAAATTTTTTTACATTTCATAGAGAAAAACGGTAAGTTTTATCCAAAACACGCCTACGATGAAAGACCTAATTTATACTATAATCCTCCACCAGAATAGAACAAATGAATTATCCTACTTTGCAAGTAACTGACTTTTTAAACAACCCAAAGCATGTATCTGACTTGGCGGAGTCTTTGGAATACATAAAATCAGAGGGTGGCTATCCAGGGTCTCGAACAAAACCATTACATGAAATAGATCCAGACTTATATAAAAATATTAATAATAAAATTATTAGGCTTTTATTTCCCGAACATAATGTTTTTCGAAATATATCATGGACAAGTGCATCATTTTTCCAAAAAATAACATATGAAGATGTAGAGTTTAATATTTTAAATAAAGAAAATTTAGGTAAGGGTTGGATTCATCAAGACGATTCAGCAAAATATACAGCTATAATTTACCTTTCAAAAGGAGAGGGTTCTGGAACAGCCATATATTCAAGAGAAGATGGTTTTAATACAACAAATCCAGAAACTAAAGATGAAATAGACTGGGTTCAAGTTAAAAACAATTACATAACAAAAACAAAACCTTTAACGCTAGATGACTTTAGTAAATCTTTAAACAGTCATGTAAAAAAATTTAGGACGGAATGTTTATTTAATTCTTCGTATAATAAAATGATAGCATTTGATGGTGCCACCCCTCATGGTGCAGTATTCAAATTAAATCCTGGAGAAGAAAGAATAACTTTTATTACTTTCTTTTACGAAATCTTAGCACCTTACACCCACATAGCAGAAATGAGGAGAATATGAGAAGAAACATAATAGTAGCTAAAAAAGCTCTAAGTGCAGATATATGTAACACTATAATAGAAAGAGCAAAACCTAATTTTGAAAAAGCACTTACAGGAGCAACTGATAAAACTAATTCAGTGAGGCAGAGTCAAGTGAGTTGGTTAATTGGGGTAGTAAGACACTTAGATATATATACACCAGTTTGTCAGTTAATACATAAGGTAAATTCAGAGTTTTATCATTTTGATTTAGCTGATCCTGAACCTTTTCAAATAACAAAATACGATGAAAGTAATAAAGGCTTTTATAAACCTCACGAAGACGCTGTGTATGATACGGTTCCTAAAGATAATTACGTTAGAAAATTATCAGTTTCAATACAATTAACTTCCCCAGAAAATTATGAGGGAGGCACGTTTCAATTTCCAGATGATGTAGATAAATTTAATGTGGAAGATTCAATGGAACAAGGGACTGCAATATTTTTTCCATCTTATATGAAACATGGTGTTGTTCCAGTGACTAAAGGCACTAGATATAGTTTAGTTTGTTGGGTGCTTGGTCCAAATTTTAAATAGGAGTAAAAATGTATTACGTTGCTTACGATAATTTTCTTGATCCAGAACAGTTTGGAGTCATTAAACGGTACTTAGGTCCAGGTGGACACTTTCCTTGGGAACTTAGTCCAAGAATTAATCATAATGATCAAAACAATCAAGATATGTATTTTGCCACCATGATTTATCACAGTTATGATGGTGGTTGGTATCCAAACATTAAGAAAGACCCTTTTCAATTAATAACATCAAAACTTCATATAGAGAGTATTCATAGAATTAAAACAAATTTATATTTTCCTAGTAAAACTGGTAAAGTTGAAAAACATGCTTCACATAGAGATACAACATTTAGACATCAAGGAGCTTTGTTTTTCTTAACAACATGTGATGCACCAACAACTATGGCAGATGGCACTGAAATTGAATCTATTGAAAATAGATTATTATTGTTTGATCCTACATCTAACCACTCAAGTTCATCACCCACTGATGCACCTTATAGAACAACAATTAATTTTAATTATTTTGGTGCAGGAATTAAAGAAGAATATTTGAAGTTTGCTATGATAAATCCAATACCTTCTGTAAGTTTTAATGCAGAAAAACTTAATGATTTTTTTGATATAAGTGAGGAATAATGAAAAGCACTATTATGGTTACTGAGAATGTTTTTAGTAAAGATGAATGTGAAAGCATTATTAATGCTGTTCCTATTGCAATAGAAAAATATACTTATAATAATGCAAAAGACGAAGCAGGACGGAGTCTTATTGAAACTGCAAGTAATATGGATCGGCAAGATCTTCAGCTACATGGTCCTTTGGTATTAGCCATGCTAAATGAAATGGGTAATAAACAATTTTTTAGATTAAGTGAAACTTTAAGCAGTGCTTTAGATGTTTATGCAGACGAGTTTCCAATAATTAGAAAATTTTACATAGAACAATGTCAAATAAGTTACCATGCTTTTAAAGTTCAAAGAACAAAAATAGGAGAGGGTTTTCATAATTGGCATTTTGAAGTGGCTGGTGAAGAGTCCTTGAGATCAAGGTTTTTAGTTTGGACACTTTTTTTAAATGACGTAAATGAAGGAGGGGAGACTGAATTTATATATAACAATGTTAGAATTCCTGCAAAACAAGGTTCTTTGTGCTTGTTTCCAGCAGACTGGACTCACACACATAGAGGAAACCCGCCAATATCTAATGAGAAATGGATTATGACTGGTTGGTACGAGTTTTTTTATCGTGGTTCTTAATAAATAATGCTAATACTTGAACCACAGTTTCAATATTTTTCTCCTTTTTTAAGAGTGGATTATTACGATAAATTAGAAAAATATGTTTATTCTTATGAATTAGATTGGCATTGGCTTAATCACACAGTTACCACAGCACATGAAGGTTACGACAAAGACACCTTTTTTTTAGGCAAGTTGATTTATTATGAAAAAGAAGAACCAGTTCATGAAATATGGAACGAATTGATAAAATCTGTTGAAGATCAGTTTAACTGTTATGTTCACAGAATAAGATTGAATTTATACACTAATCAAAATAAAAAAATTTTTACAGTGCCTCATTATGATGTATCAGAGCAAAGGACAAATGTGCCAGACAGAAAAGCTGACATAATTATAATGAATTTTACAACCTGTAATGGAGGCACAAAAATAGAACAGTTTGAAATTGGCTCACATAAAAATAGTGCAGTGTATTTTAATAATGTTCATAAACATTGTGGTATAGTGCAAACAGACACAGAAAGAAGAATATGTGCTAATATTGTAATTTATCGAAAAGAGTAGTATGATCATGTCATGCCTATTACAGCTCTAAAATTTAGACCAGGGATTAACAGAGAAATAACCTCATACTCAAATGAGGGTGGTTTCTTTGATTGTGAGAAAGTTAGATTTTATGCAGGCTTTCCAGAAAAAATAGGTGGTTGGGTCAAACAATCTGACAACACTTACCAAGGAACAGCAAGAGCTTTACACAACTGGATTGCCTTAGATGGCTCTAATTTTATGGGTGTAGGTTCACATTTAAAATATTATATAGAAGAGGGGGGTCAGTTTTTTGATATTACTCCAGTTCGTAAAACCTCTACAAATAGCATAACTTTTTCTGCCACTAATGGTTCATCAACTATAACTGTAACAGACTCTAGTCATGGTGCAGTGGTCAATGATTTTGTAACAATATCTGGTGCAGTCAGTTTGGGTGGTCTTGTTACAGCAAGTGTTCTTAATGCAGAACATCAAATAACAAAAGTAGTTAACGCTAACTCTTATGAAATTGTTGTTAGTGTTACTGCAAACGCCTCTGATTCTAGTAATGGTGGTTCTGGTGTTGATGGCGTATATCAAATCAATGTAGGTCTTGACACCGCCGTTGGTGGTAACGGATGGGGTGCTGGTGGATATGGTGGTGTTAACGCAGATCTTTCAACTTTTGGTTGGGGTGAAGCTGCCGCAAGTGGAACAACGGCAACAATACGTTTATGGTCTCATGATAATTTTGGTGAAGATTTACTGATTAATCCAAGAGATAGTGGTATTTTTCATTGGGATAAAACAAACGGCACTGGTGCTGCTGCAGTTAACATAACAACTTTATCTGGTGCTTCGGATGCTCCTACCATAGCAAAACAAGTCTTAGTATCAGATCTTGATAGGCATGTGATTGTATTTGGAGCAAACACAATAGGCACAACGACACAAGATCCTTTGCTTATTCGTTTTGGATCACAAGAATCTTTGACAGATTTTACGCCCACTGCCACGAATACTGCTGGAGATTTAAGACTAAGTAGTGGATCTACATTTGTGCAAGCAGTTGAAACAAAACAACAAATACTTGTTTACACAGACAGAAGTTTATTTAGCATGAGGTTCATAGGTCCTCCATTTACTTTTGGATTACAAGAACTTTCTAAAAATATTACAATCATGAGTCCGAAGTCAGCCGTTGCAGTAGATGATGCTGTGTTTTGGATGGGCAAAGATAATTTTTATGTATACGCTGGACAGACACAACAAATACCATGCACGGTTAGAGAAAAAGTATTTTTAAATTTCAATAGTTCTCAATCAGACAAAGTAGTAGCAGGTGTTAATTCTAAGTGGGGTGAAATATGGTGGTTCTATCCATCTGCCAGTTCAGAAGAAAATGATAAATATGTTATATATAACTATTTAGAAAAAACATGGTACTACGGAACATTAAGTAGAACAGCGTGGCATGACAGAGGAATACGTCAATTTCCAATCGCAGCAGGCTCTCCTCATTTATTTGAACATGAGAACGGAAATGATGATGACGGCAGTGCAATGACTGCTTCTGTGGAGTCAAGTCAAATAGATATTGGTGATGGTTATCAATTTACATTCATTAAACAATTAATACCTGATATTACGTTTGATGGTTCAACGTCCACGACTGGTAATCCAACTGCAACCTTTACGTTACAAGCAAGAAAAGGGCCTGGTAGTGTTTATGGTAATACTTCTGGTGGGTCTAGCACTAGAACTGCGACCACTCCCGTAGAACAATTTACTGATTTAGTTAATGTTAGACTTAGAGGAAGGTCATTTAACATGAAGCTCGAATCAACGGAACAAGGTGTAGCGTGGAAACTTGGCACACCAAGAGTGGACATTAGACCAGATGGGAGAAGATAGTGTCTTCAAGAAATGTAGCCTCACCAAGACTTCCCTTACCCATAGGTGATGTTGACCAAGCGTACATCATAGATTTAGTCAGAGCACTTGATTTTTTTATACAACAATCTGATAACCCTGGAGAGGGAAGAAACACTAAATTAGTTTTTACTGCTATGCCTACAAGTGATGTAGGTTTAGAAGCTGGAACCTTGTATAGATTTGGAAATGATGTTAAGATAAGTTTGTTAAATATAGCAGGTGTTGACGGATCTTCTGGAACTGCTACATTAGGTAATGTTACTGTATCGGTGTCGTAAATGGGTATATTTAAAAGTTTTAGAAAAATTTTAAAAAAAGCAGCGCCAGTTATAGGTGGAACTATCGGTTTTGCTATAGGTGGTCCACTTGGTTCTGCTGCCATAGGCTCTGCTTTGGGTGCTGGTATAGGATCACTCGCTGCAGGCTATGACACAGATGACGCATTGAAAGCTGCACTTCTTGGTGGTATTGGTGGATACGCTGCAAGTGGTGGTAAATTATTTACGGCTGCCGCACCAAGTACCACGGCTGCTGGAACACAAGCAGTTACAGATTCTGTTATTAGTGGGCCCGAAATGATGATCTCTCCAACAGATACAACATCTGTTAGTGCAATACAGCAAGCCGCACAACCTTCAAGTTTTTTTGACAAAGCAATAGGCTTTGCAAAAGAAAATCCAATACTTACTGCCTCAACGATTGGTGGTATTGGTAGTTTAGCTGCACTTAGTGAAGAACCAAG